TGTATATATGTCTCTTGCAACAATTATCACAAGCATTTCCGGCATACTAACTGCATTTCATGACATAATTGAATCTTTCCCTGTGGAGTTGATTGTAATAGCTACTTCCTGCTTTGGCAGTTTTCTCTTGATTGGCACATATCGGATGTTCAAGGATTGGTGATTGCCCATGTTTACATTGTTTTCAAGCCTTTGGAATTGGATGCCGTCCCCGCTGCCGCTTGTCTGCTCCGGCGTTTGTACTGCGTTCATGCTCATTGTTTTTGCCAAAATGTTGAAGCTGCTTCTTGACCTTATCAATGAGGTTATCGGCTTCGTGAAAAAGCTGTTGTTTGCGTGGGGGATTGGCCTATGAGTAATGATTTGAAGGCAGCTATTAAGTTTCTTCTTACGCAGTCTTGGAATTTCTTCTCCTTGACTGTCCCCGGCACAAACTTCACCATAGGTTTTCTGTTCATCACCATTGTATTGATAAACTTCGGTCTTAATATCCTTGGTTGGATTCTCGGTTCTTCTATGCCGTCTGAGGTTGAAGCTCCTGAAATTCAGCGTCGTGGCCTTGTTCCTGTCCCTGATTCCCCGCGCAGAACGAAAAGAAAGAGGTGATACCGTTGTCTTATCTGCGTTCTCTGCTCTGCGATTTGCTTGGCGAATATTCGCCAGTGGTCTATGCCGCTGACGGTATAGATGTTGTTCCTTCCGGCGCTGCCGGGGTTGATTGGCCTTGGATTGCCTCCGCTGCCCTGCTCATTCTCTGCGTTTATTCTATCTTTCGTATTGTGAGGTGTTTGATTGCCAAATGAATACCGCCTTTACAAACTTCCTCACTTGGTTCGTTGATGAAATCCCGGATTTCCTTATGTCCGAGCCGCTTATTTATTTTGTTGCCATGGCGCTGCTCTGCTTCGTCTGCAAAATCTTCATTACTCTTTGTAGAAAGGGGGTTTCCTAATGTCCGGTCTGCTTACTAACATCGGTACTGTGTTTACTTCTGCTATCGGTTGGGTGACTACGGTTGCTAATACGATTGCCGGAACCACTACCACCGGCACCGGCTCCGAGGCTGTCACTACGCTTAACAATCCTGTTCTGTTTCTGTTTTGCGTTGCTGTTCCTCTCTGCGGCCTCGGCGTTGGCATGTTTAAGCGTCTGCTGTCCACTCGCGGTTAATCATTCTCACATGATGAAATATTGATGAAAGGAGAAAATGAGAATGTCTACTCTGCTTACCAATATCGGTACCGTCTTTACTCAGGCTATGACTTGGGTCGGTGCCGTGGGTACTGCAATTACTACTAATCCCGTTCTGGAGCTGTTTTGTGTTGCTGTTCCCCTTTGTGGCCTTGGTGTTGGCATGTTCAAGCGCCTGCTGTCCACTCGCGGCTAATTCCCGCTTTCCCTTTGGCACATGGCCCGGGTTTATCCCGGCCATGTGCCTTTTAATTCTACATTTTCAGATCTGGAGAAATACATGAATTTCATTATCATTTTAATGCTTGTAGTCTTTGGTGTTTTCGGCGCCTTTTCTGTTTTTACTTCCCGCTTTGCGAATCCTTACAAGCTCTTTCTTGTGTTCGGTAAGAAGGGTTCCGGCAAGACTACATTCCTTATCAAGAAAGCTATTCACTATCTGAACAAAGGGTGGTTTGTATATACTAACATAGATGATATGTGTGTTCCCGGTGTCCGTCATATTGATGCGATTAAGCTCGGTGATTTTGTACCCGTTGCTCATTCAGTCCTTCTTATTGACGAAATTAACCTTTTCTGGGATAATCGTGACTATAAGACTTTCAGCAAGTCTACACAGAAATTCTTCCGTCTGCAGCGTCATTACAAAGTTCTTATCTATTGTGCTTCCCAGACTTATGACTGTGACAAGAAAATCCGAGATCAAACCGATATGATGTACCTCTGTACGGCATGGAAGAACATTTTTACAATCGCCCGGCCAATCCTGAAAAAGCCCGTGATTACGGTTAGTGACAGTTCGAGTGAATCCCGCATTTCGGAGGATTTGAAAATGCTGCCGTTCTGGAATTGGGAAGTAACACTCATTCCACGGTACAAGCGCTACTACGACAGCTTTGCAACGGAGCTTCTCCCGGAGTTTGAATACGTTGAAGACCCCATCCCGGAAAATGCAAAAAAACAGTTCCGCAGGTTACGTAAGTATTTCCGATTATGTTCCAGACAAAAATAAAACATCTTTTCCATACAGAAAGACAGAAAGAAACGATAGTAGCAGTAGTAGAGCGAAAACCTGTGTAAAACCGTCTCCCGCTAGGTTTTGCATAGGTTTTTGCTATCGCAAGAAAGTTGTGTAAAAACGTAGTTTTTGCATAACTTTCGGCTCCCCTCGGCTATGTGTAAAACCGTCCCCCGCAAGGTTTTGCATATAGCCGAGGACAAGCGCGGCCTCGGTCGTGCGTGATGTACCGTAGGAATGAAGAAGATAGTATTCCCCCTTTTAGGGGGAATATAAAGGGGTAAAAGAATGATACATCATTTATCTTATACAGAACGCCTCATAATTGAAAAAATGTACAATAAAGGCTGTTCATATCGTGAGATTGCATCTCGTCTAAATCGTGCTGTTTCCGGCATATATCGTGAGGTTCAGCATGGTCTTTATAATCATTTGGATTCTGCGACATGGCAGACTTTCACTCGTTATTCGGCCAATATAGCACAAGATCACGCAGAGTATCAGCATACTTCACATGGTAGACCTGTGAAGCTGGCACATAATTATGCTTATGCTGAAACTGTGCGTGATCTTATTCTTTCCGGGCTGTCTCCTGATTCTATTTGCGGGTCTCGTAAATCACATGGGGAATGGACTGTCAGTACATCTACGCTTTATCGTTATATTGATCTTGGCTATATTCCCGGTGTGTCCAACTCTGACCTTTTAGAGAAACCTAATCGGAAGAGGAAGTATAATCGTGTTCGTTCCGCGAAACGCCCTCCGGCCGGATTATCTATTGAACAGAGGCCGAAAGCTATTTCTCATAGAGAATCTTTTGGCCATTGGGAAATGGACTGTGTAATTGGAAAAAATAAGGGTAAAGGGCAAGCTGTTCTTGTCCTTACTGAACGTCTTACTCGTTTTGAGTTGATTTATAAGCTATCTGCGAAAACGTCTCTTGCTGTGAATCGGCGTGTTCTGAAACTATTAAAATCTTGTCCCGGTCTTATTCAGAGCATAACTTGTGATAATGGCTCGGAGTTTTCTTCCGCTTTTAAGCTGCCAGTCCCCGTTTTTTATTGTCATCCCTATTGTAGCTCGGAACGTGGAAGTAACGAGAATTGTAATCGGATCATTCGTCGTTTCTTCCCGAAGGGCGCTTCTTTCTCTAAAATTACGCAACGTGATTGTGATTTTGTTGCCTCTAAGATCAATTCTATTCCTCGGAGGATTCTGAATTATCGATCGTCCGCAGAATGTTTCTCGGAACAAGTTAGTCCTGCTACGTTTTTTTCATAATTTGTTCACTTTGGTATTGACAATTTACAAACTTTTTCAGCATTTTCATTTTCGGCTTTTTCTTCCGTCGGAGCTTCCTCCGGCTGCTCCGCCGCTGCGGGGGCTTCATACAGTCCCACCACGGAGGCAAAACTCAGATCGCCGGTGCAGGCAGGGTAATCCGCCGCCGTCCAGATATATTCGCCCC